ACAGGGGACAACGCAGCCGACTGGAACGGCCGCCCTGGGTACCGGAGCGTGTGCCCGTGGGACAAGCCGAGCGCTACTGTCAACGGCTCCGTGTCCGCGACGGGAGGGCAGGGCATGGGCGCCATCGCCGATGAGCGCGTGCTCGAGCAGCTCGGCCTCGGGTGCGAGTGCCGCAACGGCTTCTACGGGGTGCTGCGCTGGGACCGCACCAGCGGCACGGTGACGGCCAGCCTCCAGGTGGACTGCGGTACCGCGGCCGTGGCGGACCCGCGCGAGGTGCCCCTCCCGCGCCCCGTCATCTCCCTGGCGCTCGCGCTGCAGCTACTCGCCGAGGGCTGGGAGGTGCCGAAGGGCGCGCTGGCCCCGGCCATTCTCGCCCCGGACAACACATGGCACCGGCCCCTCACCACGCTGGAGCTGGCGCGGCTGCAGGGCCTGCCCGCGGTGCTCAACGGCAAGCCCCTCGTTCTCGCTGGGAAGAGCGACCGGCGGTGGAGGGAGCACATCGGCAACGGCATTCCCCGGGACGCGGCCGAGGCGTGGGGGCGCCAGCTGCTGGAGTCCCTGCTGCTCAGCGACCAGGGGCATTCCTTCCGGCTCCTCGGCGGGGACCTCTGGGTGGCCCCTGACATGGAGGTGCTCGCGTCATGAATTACAGCGACAAGGGCGCGACGCTTTCCGCATGCGGCCTCTACAGGTACCGACTCTGGAGGGACTGGGCGGATCCGCTGCTCCAGCCCGGGTACTTCAAGCGCCAGCCGGTGGTCTTCCTCATGTGCAACCCGTCGACGGCGGATGGCCTGGTGGACGACCGCACCATCCGGCGCTGCGCGCGCTTCGCGGAGGTGTGGGGCTACGGGCGGATGGAGGCCCTCAACCTGTGGGCATGGCGTTCGACAGACGTTCGCGGCCTCGCCCAGGCAGTGGATCCTATCGGCCCCGGCAACGACGCTCACATCATGCAGATGCTGGACGTGGCCGGGCTCGTCGTCGCCGCATGGGGCGCGCTCGCCAAGGTGCCCCGCTCGGTGCGTGCGCTGGAGCGGGCCGCGCACGTTATCGAGCTCGCGCGCTCCCGCGCGGACCTGTACGTCCTTCAGTTGACGCCTACCGGAGGCGAGCCCCAGCATCCGTTGTTCGTTCCTGGTGACGCCCGGCCTTCGCTGTGGAGGGAGAGGAGTACGTGAGCGACTTGGACGAGAAGCTGGAGCAGCGGCGAAGCGATGGAGGGCGCGCTCGTCAGGGGTACGCCCAGCACATGAAACGGTACGAGCGCCGGGAGGTGCGGTACGTCGGCGAGTCCGCGAAACCCGCGCTCGAGGTGCTCGCGCGCTCCATGGACAGGAGCCAGGGCGGGCCGCAACCGGAGCTGGTGGCCGTGCACGTCATGCCTCACGTTGAGGTGTGGCGCCGCGTGTCAGGCACCACGGACGCCGACTGGTGGTTCGAGCACGTAGCCACCTGGGACGCCGAGTGGGATACCGACTCCCGCGCATGGCGACTGCTCGGTGTCAATCGGACGGAGTCGAGGGGGGTGGCCCGCTCTCTCGCCTCGGCATGTCAACCCGGGCCAACCCCTTGGAGAAGAGAGTCATGTCCAGCAAAGAGTCCCCGTCGTCCACTTCCCATCCCCCCGACGAGTCCCGCCTCCGCGCCAGCCCAGGCGACGGTGAGCCCAGTCCCTGCGTCATCGGAGGCGACGTCACCAGGGACCAGTTCCTGGTGGGTGGCCGGTGGCTCGCGTGTTGTGCTGAGCACGCCCACGCGTGGTGGGAGTCGATGGAGGGCCAGCGCGCGCGGCGCATCATGGACGAGCAGGTGCTCGACGTTCAGAACAGCGTGACGACGGATCGGGCGAATGCACGCATGCTGGCGGCGCTCCAAGACTTCATTACTGTGCGGAGGACGCGCTCATGAGCAACACCCCACCGCCGCGCTCGCCCCGCTTCGTCGTCGAGCTCCCGTTGCCCCCCAGCGTGAACGACTGGCTCGTCCCCATCGTCCGGCGCATCCCCAACGGGCCGGTGGCGGCGAAGCTGATCCGCGCAAGGATGGCCGTCCGGGGCGCGGACGGGGCGGTGTACGCAGCCGGGGTGACGAAGAGCAAGGCTGCGGAGGAGTGGCTCGATGCCGCCCGCGCGATGTTGGCTGCGCTCCCCAGCCCGCCAGCGCTCCGGCGCCCGTCCGCCGTGCTCAAGTACCGGGTGACGGTGTACGTGCCAAGCCTCGCCTCGGACGGGCCCAACAGGGGGAAGTTGTTCGAGGACGCGCTCAATGAGCTCATCATCGACGACGATCGCCAGTTCGTGGAATGGGGCGGGACGAAGGACATCGACAGTAAGCGCCCGCGAATAGAGCTAGAGGTGGCGCTCGCGGACCCCGAGCAGCACCCGCGCGTGGCTGAGCGCCTCGCTCTCTCCGAGCGGGAGGCCAGGAAGAAGGCGGCAAAGGCAGCAACCGCCGAGCTCTTCCCCGAGCAACAGCGGCCGGCCGCGAAGGCGCCGGCGTACAGGACACCCGCCCCCCCAGGGGAGACGTGGGGGAAGCGGCACGGGCTCGACAAGCTCCGCGCCAAGGCCCGTCCCGCGAGTTACCCCAACGGGAGGATACCCCGGTGAGCTCGTCCCTGGAGTACCCGCTCTGGGTGGCGCTGTGGCTGCTCCTGCTCTACTGCGCCGGCGGTAGCTGGTGGGTGGGCTGGCTCCTCTACTACCGCGGGGTACGCCGCTGGCGTCGCCTCTGGAGGGACCATGTCCTCCGCGGATGAGGTGGTGTTCCTCTGCACCATGGACTCAGGCGGGAGCGCCAAGGCGTGGCGCGTGGTGGTGAAGGACGCTGGCCAGGTGTGGGCGCCCAAGTCCTGCTGTCGCTTGGTGCCGTTGTCCATGCCCCGCGCGGGCTGGACGCACCAGCTGCATGTGCCCCGCGCGCTCGCTACCAAGGACGAGAAGCTGTCCGTGGCGCTCGCCTCGAGGAACTCCGGAGGGAAGACGTCGGCCGCACGCCACCCGTACGAGACACGGCCGCGGGAGCCCACAGGCTTCGGCTCCGGCCCCACCGCGGAGCAGTTGTACGTGGAGCGCAAGGTGGCGCGGCTACGCGAGGGTGAGGCCGCGCGTCTTCTCGGGCTGGCGGAGTCCACATACCGAGAGATCGAGCTAGGCCAGCGTGACTTCGTCCACGGCGATGCCCTACCCAGGGCCATCCGCCTCATGCGCATCGCCGGCCAGGTTCGGCAGCGACACCCCAGCGGGTGAGCGCGCCGTTTGAGTCGGGCTTCCCTTTCTGGCTTCCATGTTGTAAAACTGGAACCAGCAGTACCGTACCCTTGGAGATCTCAATGGAACTTGCCGACCTTCGGAGTTACTGGGCTTCCCTCAACCGTCGCCTCGTGGCCCTGGACGCCAAGCTGGACGAACTGGAGACGCTCGCCAGCGTGACGGAGACGGATGCGGAGTACGCCGAGACGGCACTGGGCGTCGTCACGGAGGCCCGGGCGGAAATCGCCGAGTGTCGCATGGAGACGGAGCGCGTCCAGGCAGCGGTGACGCCAGTGCTGGCCCGGGCAGAGGACGTGGCCGCCCTCGCCACCGTCATCAAGGCCGTGCCCTGGAAGGACAGTGAGTCCATCCACGTCTTCGCTGACAACGTCGCCGCTGCGTTGAGCAGCTTCATCCGCACCGGGGCCACGTCGTTCATGGTGGAGACGGAGCCGGACCCACGGGGCTCCCGACACGGCGGACAGGAGGGCCCCGCGAACGATGGCGTTGCGCTCATCATCCTTCGTGCTTCCGTCAGCGGAGAGCATGGGGTGGGGATTCTCGCTCTGCAGTCGGTGGCGACGTTCCATCGGGAGAGTGGATGCTGGCCCACGGCACAGCAAGTCGCTCAGTACACGCAATGGGAAGTGGGGATGGCGGGATTCATTCTCGGGGCGCTGACGAATGCGGGGTGCGTCCAGCGAATATGGGGACCAAACGGTACGGATGGGCCATGTTCATATGCGTTGACGTTCCTCGGCTGGCACATCATCGGGGAGTACAAGCGCGGTACTGAGGCCGAGAGGACTGAGTCATGATCATCTACACGTGGTACTCGTCGCGTCGGGACTGCCGAACGGATTCGAGGAAGACGCGGGAGGTACTCGCCGCCGACAGCAAGGCGGACGTCCTGCGGACCATCGGCGAGACGTGTAGCCCCAATCCGAGCGGTTTCGATGTTCGCGGAGCAGCGACTCCGGAAGAAACCGCCGTCGCGCTCGCCGCACCCGGAGTCATCTTCTGGCGGCCTGCGGCCGCCGGATTCGGCGAGTGGTGGCAAGGGACGGACGGGAGCCGGGTGCAGTGGCGGTCGGAAGGAGAGGTGACGCGCTGGCTGGCGAATCCACGTCCCCTGACGGCGCGAGATCCGGAATGGTTCGAACTCAACATCGACACGCGCCCGAAGGCGCTGGTGGAGCATGTCGTCCAGCTTCTGCGCGATGCCCCGCCCGCCCGGCTGCGCATCGTTGCCGGTTTCTTGCGTGAACGGCTCCGGCAGGACAGGTTGCACCCCTTCGACCCCGCGCGTCCTGACGGCACGGGGACGCCCATGCAGAGGTTGGCGTGTGAACTGTCGCGGGACGGTTATGAACGAGCCGTGAAGGAAGGACGCGTCACGTGGTGGCATGCCCTCAAGGAGGAGGTGGACGAGGCATTCGCCGAAGATGCGCCCGACAAGCTCTCCACCGAGTTGCTGCAGGTGCTGTCCCTGGCCGGGAAATGGCTGGAGGCGCTCGCCGCGCGAGGCGTGGAGGTGAAGCTCCCATGAGAGGCGCCGTCCTCGGAACGATTCAGGGCCGACAGTCGCGCGTCTGTGCGTGCGGCACCTGCGTGGAGCACGTCGTCATCCGCTATGCCGTGCGGCGCCTGGTGGGAGGCATTGCACAGGGCGTGGTGTACGAGCCTCGGCCTCACCGGGCCTCGTGCGGTCGCCCCTGTGGACGGGCGTTACCACCCGGGGAGAAGCCCGCCGTTGAGCGACACCACCTCGAGGGGTGTCAGCGGTGTGCAGTGGAGAGAGGGCGCGAGCACCGGGCCTGTCCCTCATGCAATCTGTGGATGAGGGGCGTCCACTCCTGTCCGGAGCCCTACGTCTGCCGGGAGTGCGGCGACGAGACGCGCGCGACGCATGCGCCTGAGACGCGCGCGAGGATGGAGGCGGAGCGGCTGTGTTTCCTCTGTCTCTTCTGGTGGGAGAAGCTGGCCCTCCGGGAGTCCCCCGCCGTGGTGCGTGCTGACGGGTGCCACTACGTGCTGGGGGAGGAGAGCCCGCGTGTGCCCAAGGCGGCCCGCGGGTTTGGTGGCCGGCCCGCCGTCATCACCTACCTGGACGGCACCCGGCGGATGTCCACCAACGTCTGGCATCAGGGCGTCATCCCCGAGCACTTCCGCACCCGACTGCCGGACAACGCCATTCTCACCTGGGTCGACGAGTTGGCCATTGAGGTGGCGGGTGGATAGCACCAAGGAGAGACAGAGCGTGGACAGCTACCAAGAATTCCTCCTCGGCAAGACGCCGGCCTTCATTCCGAAGGGCTTCGAGCCCGGCCGCATCAACCCGCGCCTCTTCCTCTGGCAGCGGGCGGTGGTGGAGCGGGCGTGCCGGTTGGGCACCTCGGCCATGTTCGAGGACTGCGGCCTGGGCAAGACGCTCCAGCAGCTCGAGTGGGCGCGGCAGGTAGGCCGGTACGCTGGAGGGAAGGTGCTGGTGCTGGCGCCGCTGGCGGTGGCTCACCAGACGGTGCGAGAGGGCGCGGCCTTCTCCATTCCCGCCACCTACGTGCGCAACGCCGTGGAGTCGGCGGCGGCAACCTCCTCCATCGTGGTGAGCAACTACGAGCGCCTGGAGGACCTGCGGGCGGAAGACTACGCCGGGGTGGTGCTCGACGAATCCTCCATCCTCAAGGCCTTCTCGGGGAAGACGAAGCGCCAACTCGTCGAGTCCTTCAAGTCGACGCCGTATCGGCTTGCGTGCACGGCGACGCCTGCCCCGAATGACATCCTGGAGTTGGGCAACCACTCCGAATTCCTCGGCGTCATGCCGAGCTCGGAGATGTTGGCCCGGTGGTTCATCAACGATACGAAGGACGCCGGCACCTACCGCCTCAAGCGCCACGCGGAGGACGACTTCTGGTGCTGGGTGGCCTCCTGGTCCGTGTGCCTGGGCTCTCCCTCGGACTTGCTCCAGGAGGACGGCACGCCGTACTCGGCGAAGGGCTACGACCTGCCACCGCTGCGCATCGTCGAGCACATCGTCCAGGCTCCGGACACCGGCCCCGAGGACGGGCAGCTCTTCCGCAACGTCGTCGTCAACGCCACCAGCCTTCACCGGGAGCTTCGCCGCTCGCTGACCGAGCGCGCCGCGATGGTGGCGGACCTGGTGCGCTCCGAGCCCGAGGAATCCTGGGTGCTGTGGTGCACCACCAACGAGGAGGCGGATGCGCTCCGGGCCCGGTTGCCAGAGGCCGTGGAGGTGCGTGGCAGCATGGACGCGGACGACAAGGCGCGGCTGCTCCAGGACTTCGGTGAAGGACGCGTGCGCTGGCTCATCACCAAGGGTGGAATCGCAGGGTACGGGATGAACTGGCAGCACTGTACCCGGCACGCGAAGCTCGCCAGCAACTTCAGCTTCGAGGACTTCTACCAGGAGGTGCGGCGGAGCTGGCGCTTCGGGCAGAAGCGCGAGGTGGTGGTGCACGTCGTCTGTGCGAGTGGCGAAGAGCGCATCCGTTCCAACGTGCAGGCCAAGCAGGAGGCCCATGCCATCCAGCAGCGGCGCATGGTGGAGGCTCAGCGAAAGGTGCAGTTGGAGGAGTCGCGCGGTCCGCGGGCGCAGGTGGGTGAGGGCTACGTCCGCACCGAGTCTGGCGACGGCTGGGTGGTGCACCACGGGGACTGCGTGGAGGTGTCGCGGCGCGTGGCCTCGGACTCCGCGGGACTCACCCTCTTCTCGCCGCCCTTCTCGAGCCTCTACGTGTATTCGGCCAGCCTCCGGGACATGGGCAACTGCCGGGACGACGCCGAGTTCTTCGAGCACTTCCGGCACCTGGTGGGTGAACTCTTGCGCATCACCAAACCGGGGAGGTTGTGCGTCATGCACGTGAAGGACTTGCCGCGCTACCGGAGCGATTCAGGCGCCCTCGGCCTACGCGCATTCCCCGACGAATGCGTGCGCCTCTTCGAGTCGTACCGGCCGCCCGAGGACAGTCCCCTGGCCGGGGCCCGCTGGGTGTACCACTCGCGTGTCACCATCTGGAAAAGCCCGGTGACGGAGATGCAGAAGACGAAGAGTTACGGCCTCCTGCACAAGACCATCAAGAGCAACGCCTCCTTCAACCGTCAGGGTCTGCCGGACTACCTCATCGTCCTGCGCAAGTCCGTGCCCGGAGACCAGTGCGAGGAGCCCGTCGTCCACACGGACGAGGACCTGCCCGTGGAAATGTGGCAGCGCTACGCCTCTCCGGTGTGGATGGACGTGGATCAGCAGCGCGTCCTCAACGTCCAGATTGCCCGCGCCAACGAGGACGAGAAGCACCTGGCGCCCCTCCAGCTCGACGTGGTGGAGCGCTGCGTGCACCTATGGACCAACCCCGGAGAGGTCGTCTTCTCGCCCTTCGCTGGCATCGGCAGCGAGGGGTACGGGGCGCTGCGTCTGGGCCGCCGCTTCGAAGGCGTGGAGTTGAAGCGGGAGTACTTCGACTGGGCCTGCCGCAACCTGCGCAACGCCCGCTCCCAGGGTGAGCTCTTCGGCACAGAGACATCGAGTCTCGGATAGGCCGGGTATGCCATGCCGAAGGGTCTGCCTCCCCAGCTGGAGTTGGAGTTGCCCGGCACGGGAGCGCCCTGGCCCTACCCTCCGGAGGACCTCTACTTCGCGAGCGGATGCAACCACGCTGGTGAGATTCGTGGTTTCTTCGAGGCGGGCTACAACGTCGGCGTCTCCGCCGCGGAGATCGGCGACGAGGCGGAGGCGGAGCTGGAGGAGCAGGCTCGGCTTCTGGCCGGTGGATACCTGGAGAATGGCACTCCAGTCCCTCCCATCCGCCTTCTCTTCGGAGACACGGGAGCATTCAGTGAGGTGTCCTTCGACACGGGGCGGCCCGAAGTCGCGGCACCCATCTCCGACGCGGAATGGCGCCGCAGGCTGGATGTGCTCCTTCGCATGGCCGACCACTGGGGCAGCGGCTTCTTCATGGTGGCCCCGGACAGGGTGGCCAGCCAGGAGGAGACGTTGGCGAGACTCGAGCGCTACCGCGACTACGTGGTGCGAGCCCATGAGTTCGGCGCCAACATCATCGTCCCGGTCCAACACGGAGCGCTGCACATGCTGGACTTCTGGCGTGAGGCCGTCGCGGTGTTGGACCTGCCGCACCGAAACGAAGACATGCCGGACGGCGGGCTCATCGCCGGCATCACCGGTAACAAGGACGCCACCTCGGAAGAGCAGCTCGAGCTCTTCGCCATGGGGCGCGCGGGTGATGCCGCGGAGGTGGGAGGCGCGCGCTTCTTCATCGAGCGGCCGCCCCTCATGTTCCACCTGCTCGGCTGTGGCCCGCGCAACCCTCGGTATGTGCTGCTCGCTCGTGCCGTTCTCCGGGCCTGTCCGTGGGCCGCCATCTTCTCGGACAGCTGCCGCCTCACGGCTATGACGGGACGGCCTGGCAGGGATGGACGCCGTACCCCTCGACTCTTCACCGCCGCCCGGGACGAGGTGCTTGGCGAGGGCGAGGTGCAGGGCACGGCGGCGGTGAAGGCGGAGGCATTGTCCCGCGCGCTCCAGCGCGAAGCCATGGAGCGGTACGCACAAGCATTCCGGCGCGGCTGGAGGCCCGCCATTCACCCCAAAGGAAAGCCATGATTCAACCAGACACCATTACCCCACCCGCCCGGCTGCCCTTCTACTCCTCGGTGGCCCTGTCCTCCCAGCGCAAGGGCTGGGGCACGCCGCTCGAGCTCTTCGACGCGCTCTGCCGCCGCGCCGCGGGACTGCAC